CAGAACAAAAAGTTATTCTAATTAGATTATTATGTGATGAAGGAATATTAACTCAGGCAGAAATTGGAAAGATATTTGGTGTTAGTCGCCGAACAATTTCAGCTATAAAAAATAATAGAATTTGGAAACATATTCAAATAGGAGACAAAATGAACTTTTCTGATATGAATAAATACAAACCAGTGGTAGATTTTCTTGTAAGAGATATAAATAGTTTTACAGATTCAGAAACAGATTTTTCCCATAAAGGTAAAATATCAAAAAAAGAGATTTCAAAATGTTTGAAAAATATACGATTGATAGTTGATGATATATTAAAAGATAATATATTAGAGAAAAAAATATAAAAAATAAAAGAATATGAGCACATATTTAACATAGAAAGGAGTTGATGTATATGCCAGAAAATGTAAAAAATGATACAATAGAATTTAAAGGTTTTGATGACTGGGTCGCAATTTTTCGTGGAGGTGAACAGACAGACAATTCAGGAAACACACATGACGGGAATGAACTCATAAATTCTGCCATAAAATATTATAGTCCAGATATTGATGGAGAAGCCCCGATATGTTTAGACCACAAAACTGAAGGCCCTTCATACGGCTGGGTTCGGTCACTGAAAGCAGAATGTGTAGATGGAATTAAAACATTATTTGCAAAGATTGATGCCACAGATGATTTAATCGAACTAATAAAATCTAAAAAATATATAAATAGAAGTGCTGGATTCTATCCGGATGGAAAACTTAGAGAAGTCTCTATGTTGGGAGCTTCGATACCAGCAGTTAAGGGACTGAAACCAATTTCTCTTTATGAAGATGAAAAAGATATTATAACATTCAATTTTGAGGATACAGATAAATCTAAAGAAAATACAACTGAGGAGACAATTATGCCAGATACAAAACCAACTGAAAATAAAGAAATAAGTTTTTCAGAAGAAATTGTTATTAACAAATTAAAAGAACAAAAACAAAATTTAGAAAAAGAATTCAATGAAAAATTGAATATAAATAAATTAGAGTACGAGGAAAAAATTAAAAATATAAATTTTGAACAATCTAAAAATGAAATTAAGACTTTTTTAGATAATTTGCTGAAAGATGGTAAGATAACCCCAGCGATTTTGGACTCAGGAGTTCAGGATTTCTGTGAAAGTCTAATTGATTCTGAAAGTTTTAATTTTAATGAGAAAACAGTTTCAAAATTAGAATGGTTTAAAGGTTTCTTATCTTACGGTGATAATTCTGGTTTATTTACAGAGTTTGATAATTCAAAAGATAGATTACCAGATGATAATGATGGAAAACAGGAACTTTTAATAAAAAATAAAATGAAAGAAGATAATTCACTTGATTATAATGAAGCTTTTTCTGCCATTCAATTAGAAAATAGAGAACTTTTTCCAATTAATAATTAAACAATAAAATATAAAAAAGGAGTATAAAATGGCTATAAATCTGCCTGTTCTAAATATTTCATTTATTGCCGAAGAAGATTTGAGTTCTTATCAATATCGATTCGTGGCTCTCTCGACAACCCAAAATTATGTGAAAGCCATCGATACCACCGCTGAGGAAGTAATAGGAATTTTACAAAATTTTCCTGAATCTGGTGAAACTGCATCAGTCATGGTAAAAGGTATTTCGAAAGTGGTGGCCGCGGAAAGTTTAAACGCAAACGATATTTGCGATGCAGAATTTATATCTGGAACAGATAGCGGAAAAGCTATTCCTGTCGCGGAAGGCGGACAGCGATTATGTGTTGTTTTAATCGCCGCATCGGCTGAGAATAAGCTGGCATCTGTATTGTTGAAGAATTGCTAAATAATTTAATAAAATTTAAAATATAAAGGAGTTATAACATGGCTGTACGCGATAACATGGTTTTTGGCCCACTTCGTAATGTCAGTATTCTATATAAAAATGAAAATTATATTGCAGAAGAAATTTTTCCATCTCTGATTGTTTCACCCCGTTCCCAACTAACTGTGTATAATCATGGTGATTGGTTTAGGGATGAGGCTCAAGTTAGAGCACCAGGAACTTCGGCTGTTCGAGGTAATCCCACATCAACATATGTGCAAGTTACCACACAAAAATGGGCTTTTGCGAGTGAAGCAACTGATGAGGATCGCGATGAGGTAGCCTATACTAATGCGCCGCCATTGGAACCTGACCAAGATGCTATCCAGTTTGCTACAGAAAAAATCCTTCTTAGAAAAGAAGTACTTGTTTCGAATGCGATTTGCGGTTCGCAAACGGTGTGGAATGGAGAAACAGGTGGAGAAGATTGCAATGCACTTTGGGCCGCTGGCGCAAACAATACATTTATCGAAGATATTCACGCTGGAATCAATACGATGATTCAAAATACGGGACACAGACCCAATAGGTTACTACTTTCTTATAATACATTTTCTCAACTTCAACAAGAATCCACACTGTTGAGCAGAGTACAGTACTCGTCTTTGGGTATTATCACTACAGAATTAATTGCCAAATTATTTGGTTTGGATAAAGTTTTTGTTGCCACAACGATATATAATTCAGAGGACGAAGAATTGACAGATTCACATACTGGTGGATATTTATTCGAACAGACTGCTGGAAAAGGGTCGGCATTCCTTTACTATTATAATTCAAGAGTCGGAAAAAAGATAAAGAACTCAGGATATCTGTGTACATTACCTCGAAATGGTACAAATCGTGCGGTATATAAATTCCGTGAAGACGATAGACATACGGATATATATGAAGCCTCTGAAGAATTTTCAGTAGAAACTTCTCATGCGCCAGACTTGGGAAAATTGTATGTTGATACAATCGTCACATAAAAAAAATAATTTATCCTCTTTTTCTATTTTTAGAAAATAAATTTAATAAACAAAATATGAAATGAGGTGATAATAATTGGCATACTGCACAGAATCGGATATAGAATATCAAGTAGAAGAAGAGATATTAACCCAATTAACAAATGACCGCGATGTTAATAGCATTGGCGTTTTAGCAGAAGATTCTACATCTGAAAATGATTATCTTGAATTGACAAATTCTGATGAATTCCCAGACACAAATGGACGTGTACGAATCGGAACCGAAGAAATCGACTACGAAACAAATAATAATACTACAAACCAATTATCTGGACTCAGGAGGGCTGTCAATTTTACTGTGGAGGAATCACATGAAGCGGGTGATACCGTCACAGAAATCCATACTGTAGATGAAGATGTTATCACAAGAGCGATAGAATCCGCGGATTCAATAATAGATAGTTTTTTAGGAACACGATTTAACAATCTTCCATTTTCTGATGTGCCAAATGTCATAAGATTCCATTCTGTATGTATTACGGTATATCTACTTTATAGTCGCCGAGAAAGTTGTCCAAATATCGTGGAAGAAAAATATAATTTTAGTCTTTCGTTTCTTGAGCGTGTGTTAGAAGGAAAAATAAATCTTGATTCGTCTGTGGATGTTTCTTCAGATTTGAAAGACAGTATAATAACAAACACATATGAAGCAGATAAACATTTTTCAATTGGTTCTCCAACTCTCGGTACAACTGGTACGCTCGATGACTACTAATTTCATAATAAAAACAATAACTTGGAGTCTATAATATGGGAATAAAAACAATAGGATTATCTGAAGTATTAAAAGACCTTGGATATATTGAAGGTAAATTAAAATCACCATTTGAAAATATTGGAAATACTGTTGGAAATATCGCTATTGAAAATATTAAAGAAAAAACTCCTGTACGGTCAGGGACATTAAGAGATGGAAATAAATTTGATTCTAACAATGAAGAAATTATTTTAAAAAATGATGTTGAATATTCTGGTTATGTAAACGATAAAAATGAGTTTTTCTATCTCGATGATAATGTCGAAGATGAAATTGAGAAACTTATAATGGATAATATCATCAAGGAGTTTTAATATGATTGAATTACTCAAGGCGATTCAAGCTGAGTTACAAAATAGTATAGATTATATAAAAAATTCAAATATTTATATTGTCGAACTCGATAATCTAATCCCAAAAGGGTCTAAATTTCCACTGGTTACGATTAAAGACGGTGGTGAAATTAACGATTTCAAACTGTGTCATATGTTTTATAAGAAATCACAAGTAATTATCACTATTTTCAATCGTGTTGAAAAAGATGGAAATTCTACTAAAACAAGAGGAATTTTATCAATTGAAGAAGATATTTTTAATATTTTAATAAATAATCTTTTAGATATTTGCTATCTATATGAAGCTTATCCAATCATCCAAGAATCAACAAAAAGTATAAAAATAACAGAACGAGATTCCATCGCGTATAAGCGATTAATCATGGAATATAAATTTTTTTCCAAATGGACTTAAAAAATTAACAATTTAAGATAAAGGAGGTATTCAAATGCCTTGTACGAACCCAGCGGTTGGCGGGAATGCCCGAATCGTTATCCAAATGGAAACTTGCTTCAAAGAAGAAGTTTCTCCCGTTAGTGGCATCGTTTTGCCGTTTGCTACTTGTGATATCGCGGTTACGCAACCACCGAATCAGGTTTCAAATTTGCGCTCAGGTCGGCATTCTTCTCGTCCATGGCGAGGGAATCAAGAAATTTCTGGAACTTTAACTGGAAATGTGGGAACAGATTCAATTTATTACATTTTACAAGCAATGTTTTCGGCCCCAGATTCGACAGGCACGGTTCACGAATTCACCATAGATTCAACTGCACAAAATTTTATTATTTCTAAAGAATTTTTGGACGTAGAACAATATCATATTTATCGGGGCTGTAGGGCAAATTCCTTAAGCTTTGCGTTCAATTCTGCGAACGAACTCATGTATAATTTATCATTTCAAGCCGCATCCGAAACGAGACAGGAAACACCCTATGACGACTCGCCTGAAGATTTAGGAGCCGAACAATTTTATTTTAATATTGATATGGGTAGTGCCGTAGAAGAAGGCGGGGTATCTACAGATATTTTTGATGAGATAAATTTAAATATAGCCAATCCAGTTAGTATGATTTATGGCCTGTCGGGCGGGGGCACAGCAACCTACGCATCAAGTGGCAAAGTCGAAGTAACTGGAAATGTGGTTGGGGTTTTTCTGGACGGTAGTCTCATTAATAAAGGCGCAAATTTTACGGAGACTTCACTTGATTTAATTCTGTCGAAAGGAACAAATTACTTAAGATTTTATATGCCTGAAATGGAGGTTTCCCGAAATTCTCCCCCAATTTCTAATGGAGATATTATTAAGCAAGATATTTCATATGTGGCCTATTACGAGAATTCAGACGAACAGAGCGATATCGTAGTTCAGGTCTCAAATGATAGGACATATTAATTTAGAGTGAGTTCATTATTTATAGAGTGTTAACATATTACTAAAGGACAAGAAGAGGATGTAGGATAATAGAGTTAGTCCTGCATATTCTTCTAACAAAATAATAAACGATATAATTTATTTATTTTAACCAGTGAGAACAAAATAAAAAGAGATAGATAGGGTCATTCCCGAAAAGAGTAATCCAGAACTCCTTCTATTTCTTATTTTATAATTCTGGAAAATCAAACTGGAGGATTTAATTATGGAAATTTATGAAAATTTAGATTTGAATGATTTAGATGGAGAAATTTGGAAATCAATAAAAAATTTTGAAGACTATCAGATTTCAAATTTAGGACGAGTGAAAAGTTTTAAGTGTGGAAAAGAAAGAATACTAAAACAAAATAAAAATAAGCATGGGTATTTATATGTTAGTTTATCTAAAGACGGAAAAGAAAAACCTAAATTAATTCACAGATTATTATTTGAGACTTTTAACAATTATAGCTTGAAAAAGAACGAGATAATTCATCACCTTGATTTTACAAAAGATAATTTCTTAAATAACCTTCAAGTTATGACAAAATCTGAACACCATAGTTTACATAATAAAGGAAAAATAGCATCAGAAAAATCAAAGAAATTAATGAGTGAAAATCATGCAGATGTTAAAGGTGAAAATAATCAAAATTCAATATTAACAGAACAAGATATTATTCTAATTAAAATTGATTTATGTGGAGGATTATTAACACAAAGAGAAATCGCAAAAAAGTTCGGCGTTAGTTATTATACAATTTCAGATATAAAAAGAAGAAGAACTTGGAATCACATATAAAATAAAATCGATTTTAAGGCCCAAAATTCGCTCAAAATTCAACCATTATTCTGTACATACTAACACACATACACCTATCTAATAATCAAAATTTGATGTCTTATTTCAATCAATCCTAACATCGATTTTAGGTCTATTTTAAGGACTTAATTTTTAAGTTATGCCATACTATGTATTATATCTAAATGATTCAAATTTGAGGCGTTATTTGATTAATTAAAGGCATCACAGGACATACATAGGAGAGAATATGTAAAAATGAAAAAAAAGAAGAAATTTATTAAACCAGTAAATGTGCTTCTATCAGATAGGATGCACATCCAATTAAAAATTATAACGGATAAATACGAAATTAATTATTCCGATTTTGTACGTCAATCTATCAAAGAAAAAATTGAAAAAGAACAAATAAAAGACAATAAGGAGATTTAAAAAATGTTTAAAATGGAAAATTTCGACAAAACGATTATCATTACAAATGAAGCTGATGAATTTGCACTTACAGGTTATTGTGATATACCATTTACTATCACAATAAAACCATTGACAAAAAATTTAACTAAAATTCTCACAAAAAAAGCTATGCGAAGAAGAGGAGATTTTGACCATATTGAATACAAATCGAGTATATTCATGACCTGTGTAGTAGGCTGGTCAGGTATAAAAAATGATGACACAAAAGAAGAAATAAAATGTACAGAAGAGAATAAAAAAATAATTGATGAAAAATATCAACCATTTGTCAATTGTGTGGTGAACGCGATTAGTAATATTCATGATAATGAGATGAAAGAATTGAACGAGAATTTTGAGGAAGAAGTAAAAAACTAACTGACTTCTGGCAATGGTCAACAAAATATGGTAAATATTGTAGTGATTGTCAGGAGAAAAAAGAAAGAGAAAATGAAGAACCACAATGTTGGATTTGTAAATTCAACCAACCTGATGAATTATTTAGAGAAAATCAGGAGACTGTAGAAATATATCAATTATGTTATAGTTCCAGAGATTTGAATGGTAACTTGGATGGTCGAGTTGTGTTAGATATTATGGATTCGATGAATATTAATAAAGAAGATAAACTTAATATATTCAAAAAAATACAAAGAATAGAAACAAAATCAAAATTAGAGAATAATGATAAAAATGTTTTCAAGAAAAATAGTCATGAAAACATTAAACAAAAACATAAACAGAATAAAAGTAATATGAAATTGTAGTGGGTTATTAATTTATAGAGTGTTAACATATTACTAAAGAGGGGAACATAACCCTTCAAATAAAAGAAATAAAGGGAGAATAAAAAATGTGGAAAGCAATTAAGAATTTTATAAACAATTTAGGGAATGATGTATATGAAGATAATAGTCGTAATGATGAAGAGTTTTATAAAAAACTTCACGAATCATATGAAAACATAACAAATTTACAAAAAGAATTAAACGTAACAGATTCAGAGATAAATTCTGAATTTGTTGATAAATATATAGAAAGATATGTACCTAAAGCGATAATTGAAAAATATTCCGTTAAAACAGTTTAAATAAATGTGGAATCATTGTGAAATATTCATGATGGTTTCACATTTTCTAAAATTTTAAAGAAAGGAGTTGATATGGCTGAAAAAACACTCAAGTTCAATATCGATGTCGAATCAGATAGAGCTACAACAGATGTTAACTTATTCAATAAGTCTTTAAAAAACACTGGTAAAGATGCTGAAAAATCCTCAAAATCTATTATCAACTTTAAAAACGCTATAAAGGCAATGTTAGGTGTATTAGCAGTACATAATTTAATTAAGTTATCTAAATCATTTATCGATGTGGCAAGCTCAGTTGAACAATATCGATTAAGATTAGAAATCTTATTAGGTTCTGCACAAAAAGCAAATCAGGTTTTTAAAGATATGTCCACTTTTGCTGGAAAAGTTTCATTTACTTATGATGAAATCATGGAAGCAGCCACAAGATTATCTGGGGTTTTGAAAGGTGGAGTTGATGATATAAATAAATGGATTCCAAGAATATCTGATATTGCCGCGACTTACAATATAACAATAGCCGATACTACAAATCAAATTATTCGTATGTATTCCGCAGGGGCACAGAATGCAGAGATATTTAAAGAAAAAGCTGTATTAGAAATGTTAGGTTTCAAAACTGGTGTTTCCTACAATGTGAAAGAAACCCGTAAAATTTTGGAAGAAACTTTTACAAAATCAACTCTGAAAATTAGTGGGGCTGCTGTTAAATTAGGTAAGACATGGGACGGACTTCTTTCCATGATGGCTGACAAATGGTTTAAATTTAGAGATGAATTGATGAAATATGGCGCTTTCGACGTCATTAAAGATGCAGTCCAAAAATTAGATGATAAATTTAGTGAGTTAATTGAATCTGGAAAAGCAAAAGAATATGGTGAGATTATTGGTAATACATTTGGTGTTTTAGTGAAACCTATAGAATTTATAATTAAACATATGAAAATTCTTGGCCCATTAATGAATGGAGTATTGTATACAGTTTTTGGTCTTGTGAGTATTCTTGGTGGTTTAATAATAATGAAAGTTGGCGGATTTTTTAAAGGTATAGGTTTAGAACTTAAAAAAACCACACTTGAAATACAAAAACAACAAGTAGAACTAAAGAAACTTAAAGATTTATATGGTGGTGTTAGACCATCTCAATTACCAACGTTAGAAGATTTTCATGGAAAGACATTAATTGAAGTTAATAAGGAAATAATAAAAAATCAAAAACAATTAAATACTTATAATTTAATATGGGCAAAAACTAAAAATGTTGCAAATTCTACACTTAATACAATAATCGCTGGATTTAAAGCGTTAGGAACAGCGATGAAATATGCTATTATGGGTGCTGGTATCGGTTTATTGATATGGTCTCTTAAAAAACTCTATGATGGATTTAAAAAAGTGTTTGACCACATTAAAAAATCTGATGAATGGGAAGAATTTTCAAAAAATGTAAAAGAAATACGTAAAAATTTGAGTGATATGTTTGATATATTAATGGAAAATTCTGGATTGATTCCAACACTTATGGAACATATAGTTGAACTATCTAAAAAAATAAAGGAATTTACAGCGTCAGATGATTTTAAAACATGGGCTGAAAATAATTTTGATTTTGTTATTGAAAGTGTTAAAGCAATGTTATTAACATTTGAAATATTATTTTCTACTGTAGGAAAATTAACAGGTGGACTGATTGAATTTTATGCGTGGACAAAGAAACAAGAATATGAAGCTCCTGCTGGTATTGGTGCAAATGTTAGGTCAAAAGCCCAAATAGATTTTGAAATAGAACAACAGAAAAAATTATTAAAATTATATGAAGATGTTGATAAATATAGAAAAGGAATACCAAGTGATTTAACAATTTCACAAAAACTTCAAACTGGAATTGGTGTGGATTTATTAAAAAATATACCATCACCTGAAGAAATAAAAGATAAAATTAAAGATTTAACCAAGGAATTAGAAAAACAAACTGAAGAATATCAAAATGCAATAATGCTTGGACTATCTGGTAAGACAATTAAAGAAACTGTTGATAAAGCTGTTAACGCATTAGATAAGTTAAGAAATAGCCTTAATAGATTTGATGTGGAGGAAGGTGATTTCACACCATTAACACAAGAATTTTGGGATAAATTAGATGAAATTAAATTTACACCAATCGATTGGAAAAAATTTGATAGTGATTTGAAAAAAGCAGATGAAAAATTAAAAGAATTATTAGATAAGTTAGCAGATACAGTTGAACAAGCCCAAATAGACATATCAGATTATATTATAAGTAATAGACCAGAATGGGATAAATTTTTTCCGTCTCAAGAAACTATCGATGCCTTTGAAACTAAATCAAAAATAGCAATTCAAAATATTAATAATGAATTAAAAAAGAATCTTGCAATTGAAGGAATAACAATTGAACAAAGATTAATTCTCCAACAAGATGCGACTAATAAAATTATTGAAATTAATAAAAATATGAACAAAGAATTATATTCAGGTTGGCAAGATTTAAATGAAGGTTTATCTGATACTTTTTCCAGTGCATTTAAACGAATGTTAGAAGGTGAAGGTGCGACATTTCAAAACTTTTTGGATAGTATGTCAGATATGTTTAATAATTTTGTCACAGATTTAGTCAAGGCTGAGATATTTAAACCATTATTTGACCAATTAATCGCAGGGCTTAGAGGCGATTTAGTTCCCTTTACTTTTGAAGGTGAGTTGGCTCATGGTCAACAACGTGCTCCTGAATTTATGGGTAAATATGGCCCTCAAATAATGAAAAGTATTGGTGCTGGCGCAATAGGTTTTGGCGCAGGTCAAATGGCAGGACAAACTGGAGTTGGTGGTGGTCTCGGAGCTGGCATAGGTTTTGCCGTGTCTGGCCCAGTCGGTTCAGTGGTAGGAGGTCTATTAGGAATTGCAACCGAAGGCATTTTAAGTGCTTTCAAAAAACGTAAGGCTCCTGTTGAAAAGAGTATCACAGTATTTTGGGATGTTCTTGAAGGTCAAATCAAAGAACTCACTGTCACGGCTACTGAGGATATACCAACAATTGAGGTTCGAAATATCCAACAATCTTTGACATTATTCACTCAAAGTATTTTAGATTTTGCAAATCAAATATCTGCAATAACAGGTGAAAAATTAGTTTCATTTTCCAGTACTATAAAACAAATCAGTGAAAATTTCAATCAAGAGGCTTTAGAATCAAGTACGATAGTATTAATATTAACGGAATTATCAGATTCATACTCTAAATTATTTAAAGGTTTTATTGAGTCGTATAATGATTTAATAAAAACAACATTTGAAAGTGTTATGCCATTGTATCAGGTTCATCCAGAAGAAATTGAAGTGAGTTTTGATAAATGGAAAAAGGGTTTACTAGAATATGCAGATTTAACAATTGGTAGTGTCACAGAATTTAATAATATTATGAACGACGCTATTGACTTTTATAAAGTTAAGATTGGGGCGAGTGAAAAAGGCGCAGGATATGTTTTATTAACAGCAGAGGAGTACGCAAATATAGATGCAAATAAGGTAAGAGAAATTGCTAATATATATAAAACAACAGAAGAAAAATTGGCGGCATTATTAGAATTTAAAAAATCCGATTGGACAGAAACAGAAAAACAACAATGGGAAGAATTATTTAAATCTATAAATGAGATGATGGTTTCTTT